CCTACGCGATGGGCGACAAGTCCCTCACACGGGCGAATGCCTCCGAGATCCGCAAGAATATCGACTACTGGAACGCCAAGGTGCAGGGGTTGTCCATGTCATCGACGATCAGCCGCACCGGCCCCGTGGTCAGGGGGGCCACCCCCGTATGAGCAAGCTAATCATCCCGAAGCCGAACCTCATTGACCGAATTGTCGAGTATGTAAACCCCGTTGCCGCCAGGAAACGCCTCGCCGCGCGGGCCGCGATGGCCTACGCCGAAGGCTACGCCGGAGCATCCGTCACCCGCCGTTCATTGTCCGGTTGGTTCACGATCCCCAGGGACGCCGACGGCGACGTGCTTCCATACCAGGGGAAACTGCGGGAGCGAAGCCGGGACCTGATCCGGAATGCGCCCGTGGCGACCGGGGCCATCGGCCTGGTCGTGTCGAACACCGTGGGGCAGGGCCTCAAGCTCCAGGCCCGCATCGACCGCGATTACCTGAAGATTGACGACGCGACGGCGGAAGCCTGGGAATCCGAGGTGGAACGGGAGTGGGCGCTTTGGGCGGAAACACAGGAATGCGATTGCGCCCGGACCCTTCAGTTTGACGGCATCCAGACCCTCGCGCTCCGCCAGGTCCTCGAAAACGGCGATGCGTTCTTTTTGATGACCCGGTTCAAACGTCCCCCTGGGATGTACCTGCTGAAGTTGCAGGCCATCGAGGGCGACCGGGTGACGAATCCGGATTACAAGTCGAACAGCGGCACGTTGTCGGGAGGAGTCGAAAAAGACTCATACGGCGCACCCATTGCCTACCATGTCCTTCAGCAGCACCCCTACGCCATGGTGTCGAACGTGTCAGCGGCAAAGTGGGACAGGCTGGAAGCGTTTAACGCCAAGACCGGCCTCCGGAACATGCTTCACCTCTACAACGTCCTTCGCCCCGGCCAGACCAGGGGCGTACCCTATCTTTCCCCCGTGATCGAATGCCTCAAGCAGTTGGACCGCTACACCGATGCCGAGCTGATGGCCGCCGTGGTCGCGGGCATGTTCACGGTGTTCGTGAAAACCGAGTCCGGGATGGGCATGCCGTCATGGAATCCGGCGGATGAGGTCGGGGCCGCGACGGATGACGAGGATTACAAGCTGGGCAACGGGGCTATTGTCGGCCTCGCGCCAAACGAGGACATATCCACGGCAAATCCTGGCCGGCCAAATTCGCAGTTTGACGTGTTCGTTCAATCCATCCTCCGTCAGATCGGCATGGCCCTGGAAATCCCCTACGAAGTCCTGATCCGTCACTTTTCCAGCTCGTACAGCGCATCCAGGGCGGCATTGCTGGAGTCGTGGCGGTTCTTCCGGACCCGCCGCGCATGGCTGGTCAAGAATTTCTGTCAGCCGGTTTATGAGAATTGGCTGACCGAGGCCGTGGCCTTCGGCCGGGTGTCCGCGCCGGGGTTCTTCAATGACCCGAAGATCCGGGCTGCCTATTGCGGGTCCATATGGATCGGTGATGCTCCGGGTCAGATCGACCCCATGAAGGAAGTCAACGCGGCGGAAAAGCGGCTCAACCTGGGAATCTCCACTCTGGACGAGGAAACGGTTCTGCTCACCGGCGGCGACTTTGAGAAGAATCTGCCGCGCATCCGTAAGGAGCGGGGGCTGTTGGCCGATCTTGGCCTGTGGCAGCCGACGCTACCCGCACCGGACCCGTCACAGCCGGTCGAGGATCCAGAAGATGACGAGGAGGAGGAAAGCGAAGGATGAAGCTGATGGACATTCTTAATTCGCCCTGGGCCATCGCACCGGAAAAGCTGAAAGAAATCAGCGATGTATATGCCACCCATATGAAGGGTGAAAAGATCGACCTCAAATCGTTGCAGGCGCTCCGGCGGACGGGCATGGACGACCTGGACGAGGAGCGTGGTTATCGAGTGGAAAGTGGAGTGGCGATAATCGACGTTCGGGATGTCCTGTCCAAGAACCTGACTTTTTTCAGTTATCTGTTCGGTGGAACGTCCATGCGCCAGGTCGGGGAGTCATTCGACCGTGCGATGGAGGATCCCCAGGTCCATGCCATCATCCTCGCCATTGATTCGCCTGGCGGGACCGTGGACGGCACGGAGGAATTGTCCGCAAAGATCATGTCAGCCAGGGGGGACAAGCCAATTATCGCTTGGGCGGACGGCATGATGGCTTCCGGGGCTTATTGGGTCGGGGCCGCTGCCGACAAGATCTATGTTTCCGGGGAAACGGCGGTCGTCGGTTCCATCGGGGTGGTGGCGACGCATGTGGATGTCAGCAAGGCAGACGAGCGGTATGGAGAATATTGGACCGAGATCACAGCCGGTCGCTACAAGCGCATCGCATCATCCCATCGCCCGCTGTCGGAGGAGGGCCGGTCTTACATCCAGGATCAAGTCGATTCCCTTTATTCGGTGTTCGTTCAATCCGTCGCCGCCATGCGGGGTCGCCCGGTGGAGGAGATCCTTCCGGCGGCGGACGGTCAGATATTCATCGGCCGGAAGGCCATCGAAGCTGGTTTGGCGGACGGAATGTCCAGCCTGAATGATTTAATCAATCAACTGAAGGAGGATTGGAGCATGAACAAAGACGATCTCCGGGCAAAACACCCGGACCTGTATCAGTCCGTTCTGGACGATGGGCGCGTGCTCGGAGTCGCAGAGGGCAACGAGCAGGGCAAAAAAGCCGGATTCGCTGAAGGTGAGAAAGCGGGTGCGGAAAAGGAACGTCAGCGCATCAAGGATGTCCGGGCGCAGTTGCTTCCCGGCCATGAGGCGTTGATCGAGGAGCTGGTGTCTGACGGGAAATCGACCGGGGCCGAAGCGGCGGTCAGAATCCTGGCGGCGGAGAAGGGGAAGATCGAGGAGATGGCGAAGGCGATGGCTGCTTCTGCCGTCCCGCCCGTCCCCCCTGTGGCCGATGCCGGAGAAAAGCCCAAAGACACGTTCGAGGCGGCGGTTGACCGCCTGATGGCGGAAGGGATGTCCAGGGGCAAGGCCATGTCGAAGGTCGCCCAGGAAAAGCCCGAACTGCATCGAGATTACATTGCCCGTGTCAACAAGCGGGCGGAATAAGGAGGATTGAAAATGTCATCTGTGAATTACATCAAGACATTCTACGCAGGTGAGGCCCTGGCGGCCAAGCGCCGGGTAAAAATCGACACATCGTCCCCGGCGACGACCACGGACCCGCCGGAGGTGGTTTACGCCGACGCAGGCGAGGATTTCATCGGCGTGACCGAATATGCGGCAGCAAGCGGTGCGCTTGTCGCCGTTAAATTGATCAACGCTCCCGGCACCTTTGAGATCTGCTGCGACATCGGGTCTGCAATTGCTCGCGGAACGGTTCTGTATGGAGCGGCCGACGGCAAGATTTCAGACACGTCGTCCGGATCGGCCCAGGGAATTGCCCTGCAAGCCGGTGCGACCGACGGCGATATCATCGAGTGCCTGATGTGGTCGGTAAAATCCACCACGGCGGCATCGGTCAGCGTTGCGGATTCGGGTAATTTCACAACCGCGGCCACGGTCGAGGCGGCCCTTGCGGAAATCTATCAGAGTTTGATCAGCATCCAGGGATTCATACCCATCCCGCTCACGTCCCTGCGCGAGGTTGCGGATTGTGCGGTGGGCAATATAGCGGCGAATGGCGGTGTTCTGGCGAGCGACACCACGCCGCTCCTCGGCCCGGCGGTTGATTCCCCGCTGGACGGTTGCCAGGTGGTTTCGTGGGCAGCCAGCAACAACGATGCGGTCATGTTCCAGGTTCCGCTTCCCCCCGATCTGAACGAGGCGGCCGACCTGGTGCTGCACATGCGGATCAAGAGCGCGGGGACGACCAACGCGGTCGGGTTCACGTCAAAAGCCTTTTTCAACGAGGGCGATACGGTGGTTGAGGACACCGGCCAGACGAATCAGACGGCAACCTGGGCGGAAAAACTCTTGACCATCGCGGCGGCGGATGTCCCGGCAGGCGCACAGACGCTCACCGTGCAGCTTACACCGGTGGCCCACACGACCGACATCATGTACCTGTCGGCCCTGTGGCTCGAATACAAGACCATGATCAAGACATCGTAACGACCTAACGGATCATTGAAAAACAGGGGTCCGTCCGAGGCCTGATCAGCCGGAGGCGGCGCAAGAAGAAAACAGGCGGGCAAGTGAAGGTGCCTTCACCATCTTCATTGCCCGCTTTTTTCTTGCCCCGCAACCCACACACACAAGGAGGAAAGAAAAATGCCCAGACCCACATCAGCAACCACGCTCCAGCGTCCGGACCTGTCCACGCTGGCTTATGAGTACATGCTCGAGGCCGACCGCAGGGGCTTCATTGGCTTGAGCATCTTTCCGATCTTCGAGGTCCCGCAGCAGAGCGCGGACTATCCGAAAATCCCCACCGAGGCCCTGCTGAAGCTTCAGGAAACCAAGCGTGCGCCCAGGGCCGCGTATCCCCGGTCGGATTACGAATTCGAGACGGGGACTTATTCCTGTGTCGAGTACGGCTGGGAGGAACCCATTGACGACGTGGAAGCCGCGCTGTACCGCCGCTTTTTCGACGCCGAGGTGGTCGCCAACATGCGGGCCGTCGATATTCTTCTGCGCGGTCAGGAGAAGCGCATCGCGGCGGCGGTGATGAACACGGGGAACATCACCAACACGTCCAACGTAACGACCGAGTGGAGCACGGCGGCATCCTGCACGCCCCATGCGGACGTGGAGACGGCAAAGGAGGCCATGCGGGCGGCAACCGGGCTTCTGCCCAATTCCATCGCCATGACCTACAAGGTCTTCACGAACGTCCTCAAATCGAAAGAGCTGAAGGACGCCTTCCGCTACACGAATCCCATCGAGATCGGCGGCCTGGAGATGAAGCGTCGCCTTCTGGCGCAGTATTTCGGTGTGGACCAGGTGCTTGTCGGCGGCGCGATCTACGACAGCACGGCGAAGGGTCAGGCCACGACCATCGCGGACATTTGGGATGACGAGTACATCCTGCTCGCCAAGCTGTCCGGCGGCGGCCCGGATCTCCGCGAACCGTGCCTCGGCCGGTCGTTCCTGTGGACGGCGGATTCTCCGAGCAACCTGGTCGTGGAGTCCTATCGCGAGGAGCAGACCCGGAGCAATATCATCCGGGTGCGGCATAACGTGGGCGAAGCCTTCATCTTCGCCGGAGCGGGCTATCTGCTGGGCAACATCACGGCGTAATCGGGGGTGCAATGCCCAGGCACAGACCAGAGGAATCCGAGCGGGTCGCCGGTGCGGTTCCGGCCGGCGATCCCGCTTTCTGGCCCCAGGAGGATTTCCCCAGGGGGATCCTTGACGGCGACCTGGTGCAGTACAACGCCGAAACGGAGGAGTGGGAGCGTGTCGCCAAGGCGGATGTGGTCCATGATCCCGTCACGGCATCCGCGCCCATCCAGGCATCCGGCCAGGCACTATCCATCGTCAATGACAAGGGTGAAACCGTGACGGAAGTTGACACCGGATCCTTGTCGAATTCCGAAAAGACCATCCCAACGAGCAAGACCGTATCGGCGGCAATCGCAGCGGGCGGCGGCGGTGACGGGATGATTTGGGCAATCGTTTTCGGCGGGTGAGAAATGATCGTCATCGAGAACGGCGACAAATTGCAGGGCGACGCCACGAATGCGGCGGAAGTCGATTTCAGCGTTCATGGGCTGGATGACAATGCGTTGACGCAACTCGCGGACGGACAGCTCCCCAGCACAACGGGCGATCTGTATGTGGCCGATTCGACCGATGTCATCACGTCGATCATCCTGGTGAACACCGGATCAGCGCACAATCATGTCAACCTCTACCTTCTACCGGCCGCAGGCACGGCACGGCGGCTCATCGCAAAAGACCTTCAGCTTGAGGCGGGCTATTCGCTGCATTTCGACGGCGCAAAGGTCATGGTCCTGACATCCCTGGGCGGCATCGCATACATCGGGGAGAAAGGCGAAACCGGAGCGACCGGGCCGCAAGGCGAGACAGGGGCGCAGGGACCGCAAGGCATCCAGGGCGAAACAGGGGCGACGGGCGCGCCTGGTGCGGACGGTGAGGACGCTTACTGTTACATAGCATACGCCTCGGACGATAGCGGGACAGGATTCACCACGACCTTCAACGCGGCCCTGGACTATATCGCGATCCTGTCAACTGACACCGAGCTTGTTTCGCCGTCCCCGCAGGCGTCGGATTTTGCCGGGCTGTGGAAAAAGTACAAGGGGGAAAAAGGAGAGACAGGAGAGACAGGTCCCCAGGGAGAGACCGGGGCAACCGGAGCAGCCGGGGCGGATGCCTACTGCTATATCGCCTACGCTTCAGACGACAGCGGAACAGGCTTCACCACGACGTTCAACGCAAGTCTGGATTACATCGCCATTCTGTCAACGGACACCGAGCTGGTGTCGCCGTCGCCCCAGGCTTCGGATTTCGCGGGTCTGTGGAAAAAATACAAGGGGGAAAAAGGGGATTCCGGCGGCATTGATTTGGAGACAACGGCGGAAAGCGACTTCATTGTCTCCGCCGGAAGTCCTCTGGCGTGGGTCAAGAAAACGCTGGCCGAGACCAAGACCATACTCGGATTCATGGCGGCGGGGGCATACGAGCTTACGGACGGCGCGACCATCGCTGTCGATTGGTCGGACGGAGCCACTCAATATGTCGTCATCGGGGCAACGGGAAGAACGGTCACGTTTGCAAATCCGGTTGAGGGTACCGTGTACCGGCTGATCGTCATCCAGGATGGAAGCGGTAGCAGAACCATCACGACATGGCCCACGATCAAGTGGGCGGGAGGTTCCGCTCCGACGCTAACGACAACAGCAGGCAAGGCAGACATTATCACGCTTCTGTACGCGAACAGCGCTTATTACGCGGACTGCGCTTATAACTTCTAAAGGGGATGGCAGGTGGGCAGCAAGGTCAGATCCGGCGCGTACATCATCGAAACGTTCACGGAAAGTGAGACCTGGGCAACGCCTCCGGGCGTTACGAAGGTGGATTATTGCGTTGTCGGAGCAGGCGGCGGCGCGGGCGGTTATGTCAGCGGGTCCGCCAGCGCAGGCGGTGGCGGCGGCAGGGAGGTCTTGCAGGGGACCGATCTTGCCGTTTCCGGGGATGTCACGGTCACGATAGGAGCCGGTGGCGATACTTCCCCAACGGCAAACCCGGCCCAGGCAGGCGGAGATACGACATTCGGTTCAGTCACCGCAAATGGCGGCAACGGCGGTTATAGATATGGTCATGGCGGGGCAAGCGGTGATGGGCATACAGGGGGTGCTTATAATCCGACCTATACCTGCGGCGGCGGCGGTGGTGGAG